GCCCGTGTCAAGATTGCTGATATTGGAACCTCCGGTTCTGATACGGGCAATATGCTTGTTGGTCTGACTGAAATTGATACCACGGTGCTTGCATCGGGTGCCAACTCTACGGCCAATCACATTTCCTTTGAGCACCTTGACGATGACGGTGCCGTGGACTTCCACAGTGAGAAGGCTGGTACTCGTGACTCGTCTACAGGGTTACATACCCTGACGGACGATGACTATGTGAAGCTGGGATTCCTGGTCGATGGTGTTACATCAATCACGCCTTACGTGAATGGTGTAGCTAAGACGGCTCATACGACCCAGGTTCCGATTGTCGCCATGACACCAACGCTAGTCTGTCATTCTGCCGGAACGACTGACCCGATCCTCCATGTAGATTGGGTTGCCTGTTTCCAGGCTGAGCAGATCAGCAACTAGTAACCAGGGGAGGGGGAGTAGTAGTGGGGTTTTTTGCCTTCCTTTCGACCTTACTGCTCTCCCCTTCCATTTTTTTGAAAGGGAAGAGATGCAAGAAATGCAACAGTTAAAAGAAGACCTTCGCATAGTTTTAGGGACGGAGATACCAGATGATCTCGAAAAGATCCTGGACGGTGTTGTCCGGCTTTATCACAAGCGAACAAACGGAGCAATCGGATTTGACACAGTGTGCCTTCTTGCCACGTTGTTTTATTCCGGTTTATTGGTAACGCCGAAGTTACTGGAACCATCGGGCAGCGGTAAATGAGCTTCCTCAAGAATCAGGCTGTTACGGGGTTTACATTTGCCCTGGTGAATAAATCTAGTGGTGCTGCACTTACTGGTGCTAGTAGCATAGGTAAGTTCTATACGCTTGATGGCGGCACCCAGGCATCTCTTTCTGGTACGATTGCTGAAGAGGGGAACGGCCAATACAGCCTGAACCTGACTGCAGCAGAAATGAATGGCGGGGTTGTGGGTCTTTTGTTTACCCATGCCAGTGCCATACCAGTTCAATTTACGATCAAGACTACAGGCGGCTCGACTGTTTCTTCCAGTGAGTCTTCTCTTTCCTTAAGCCTGACTGGTATTAGGAAGGAGGTCGGTTGGTTGTGGTTGGGGGACAGGACAAGTGCAAACTGGAGTTCGGACGAGACCGATCAAATAGACGAGATGATTCATGCTGGCCTTCGCCAGTTTTATCACCCCCCTCCCCTGCCAGGACAAGGCTTGGCCCATCAGTGGTCTTTCCTGGAACCGACTACGACTCTTGCTACAGTAGCAGCCCAGTCGGACTATACTCTTCCTGCCAGTTTCGGTGGGATGATTGGGCCACTTACTTATGCTGCTGCCGATAACAGGTGGCATCCGATTGAGATTACGAATGAACATCGCATTCGCATCTTGAGGCAGCGCGACTTTAACACTCTTGCCAGTCATCCTATTGCATCGGCACTTCGTGCCAGGACATCAGATGGCAGCGATGGCCAGAGGTTTGAGCTTCTTTTGTGGCCTACACCGGACAAGGTCTATACATTGTCTTACCGTTATCATGCTTTGCAGTCGAAGCTAACGGTTTCCAATCCATGGCCTTTGGGCGGTGAGATTCACTCAGAAACCATCCTGGAGAGTTGTCTGGCCATTACAGAGCAGAGGCTGGAGAACAATGCAGGGGTCCACACTCAGAAGTTTGCAGAGCGTTTAGCGGCCTCTATCTCTCATGATCTTCAGTCTAATGCCCCTGAATATATGGGGTATAACGGAGACCGTTCCGATGGTCTTGGTCTTTCAGAGAATGAATATCGAAGATACTTCGGAAGCGATGTGGATTATGACGGGGTGATATTTTACGACACCAATCCAAGCTAGGTGATTCATGTATCAGACACCACAGAATGCCGTTACAGGCACTATTTCCCTAACTGACGCTATAGGGACGACTCCTGAGATTAACTACCGTGGTTATCGCAAGGGGTTTGTGTATGTACCGAATGGAAGCAGTCTTACCACCTTGACCTGGCATGCGTCGGATTCTGAGGGTGGTGATTACGAAGCCTGCCATGATGGAAGTAACCCCATCACTAGTACAGTAGCAGCAGACCGTGCTGTTCCTCTTCCAACGACCCTGGAGGGAGCAGCTTACCTAAAGGCCGTAGGGAATGCGGCTGGAGACGTTAAGTTTTCCTTTATCTCTTAGGAGAAATAACCCGTGACTTCACACAGAGTATTACAAGACATTGCAAACTCCACCGAGCTTAGTCTGCTTGATCCTGGCAATGCCGGAACTATCTCGGTAGATCGCAGCTTTGGTGTCTGTTCAGTTGTTACCGCAGCCTCGGAGAGTCGTAAGATCGGATCTCCCCAGCGTACTGGCGTTGTGATCACTGTCTGCCTCAAGACAGATGGTGGCGACCTGGCCATTACCAGTGCTGGCGGTGAAATCCTGAACTCCGGTTCTGGTACTGAAACGACTGCAACAATGGCTGATGCCGGTGACGTTCTGACCCTGGTCAGCGTCGATAAGGGATCGAACATTGTTTGGGCTGTTCTTGCAAACCACGGTGCAACCCTGAGTTAATCATGCCAAGAAGACGCACCAGATTCCACATGCCGTGGCCTTCTGGTGGTCTGGTACTCAGTACATCGCATGAGGATCAGCCCAGGGGGACGACTGTCGATTGCCAGAATGTCCGGGTCTATGACCCACTTACTGGCCGAGCCAGGGGTGCGCAACGGGCGGGTATTGCGAAGTACAACAGTGCCAGGACTGCCGATTCCCAGGTACAGGACATGGGTCTGGTAGTAGCGAGAGATACACCTTCGGCTCAGACAGAGGTTGGTGCTCGGACTGTGACTGCTTATGCGGTTACCAGCGGGACTATAGCCAAGTTTACGACCAGCGGGTTTACTACTGCGACTAATGGGGGTAGTGCTCTTAGTTCCAGTGTTCCGGTGGTATTCTCCACTGAACTTTTCGGGGTCATATACTTTGCAGACGGGGCAGCAGAGAAGAAATGGACAGCCAGTACCAATACGGTAGCGGCCTGGGCTGCGAGCCCTGGTACCCTTCCGACCAGTGGTTCGAATAAACCTCGCTTGGTTGAGACATGGAGAAGCCGGATTGTAATGAGTGGGATCAGTGCTGATGCCCACAATTGGTTCATGAGTGCTGCAGGCGACGCTTTGAACTGGGATTATTCACCAGCGTCTGCCGTATCTACACAGGCGGTAGCCGGCAACAACACAGACGCAGGAAAGAGCCCTGACATTATCAACTCAATGTGCCCATATAACGACGATGTGCTCCTTTTCTTTGGTGACCATACCATTCACCAGATGACGGGTGATCCGGCTGAAGGTGGCCGCATTGACCTTGTGTCTTCTACCATTGGTGGTGCGTGGGGAAGGTGCTGGGCCAAGGCTCCTGATGGTGGAGTATATTTTTATGGTTCCCGTGGTGGTGTTTACCGCATGGCACCTGGCGGATCGCCTCCTGAGAGCATTACTGAGGGTGCAATTGAAGAGAAGTTCAAGAGTATTAATATGAATACCACCCTTGTTCGCCTGGTCTGGAGCGATCGGGAGAGGGGTCTTTATGTGTTCTTAACACCATTAGACGGTTCTGCCACGACTAACTACTTCTACGATGCCAGGACTAATTCCTGGTGGTTGGACAAGTTTGCAACAGTCGCACACAACCCTACGTCTGTAATGACATTTGACGGTGATTCAAGCAGTGATCGCACGTTGTTAATGGGTGGCCAGGATGGTTATATCCGCAAGTTTGATTACGACACTCCAGGTAATGCTGATGACGGTGTTGCAATTGATAGTTATGTGTGGTTGGGGCCGATTCAGTTAACAAACAAGCCAAAGTTAATGTTGCGACAACTGAGTGCCGCATTCGATACTTCTAGTAACGATGTGTCCTTTGCCGTTTATTCGGGAGAGAGTTCTCAGGTTGCAAAGGCTGCAACAGCGGATTTTAGTGGCACCTGGTCTTCTGGACGGAACAAGGTGGAGAGGCGAAGGGCAACTGGCCATAACCTTTTTGTTCGGTTGCGGAATAACACAAACAGCCAAAAGTGGCAGTATGAGTTCATGGGTATTGAGCTTGATAGTTTCGATGGCCCCAGAGCGAGGCAGTGGTAATGGCATTAAATGGAATTATCAAGAATATGGCTCGCGATCCAAGGCAATGTGCCCGGACTCGCCGGAACAATCAGCAGCTTTCCACTGCCCCAATAGCTCTTAATCCGACACACAGCCAGGTAACACTTGAGCAGTTTGAATCTTCCACGCTTCCAGCCAATGGGAACATGGGCAGGATTGTATGGGCATCTGATAATAATAGTATTTACGTTGATACTGGTCACTCCTGGGTAGCGGTGGCACTAGGTGGTTAAAATCTTATAAGGTTGGAGAGATATTATGCCGAAGGTTGGAAAGAAAGAATTTCAGTATACGAAGTCAGGAAAGAAGGCTGCCAAGAGGTATGCCAAGAAGACTGGTAAGAAAATCACAAGAGCAAAGAAGAGGGGTTATTGATATGCCGGTTCATACTAGCAAATTAGGCCAGGTAGCGGGCCAGGCTATTGGGGCTCGATACGATAAGGGCCCTGCAGGTCTATACGAAAAGGGCCTTCCTGGTTCTGCACTCAATATAGCGCAGAAGTTTCCAGCGTGGCATGACCCAAGAACTATACAGGGCTTATGGGGTGCAGGAAAAGAAATAGGAACAAACATTGGCCAAGCCATTTTTGGCCAGCCAGACCCTGGTCCCCAGACAACGGGACCACCACTCCCTGCGCCCCAACCCGCTGGCGGCACCATGGCTCTTCCCCCGCCTCCATGGCAGGAAGCTCCAAACATTCCAGGTGTATCTGTGTCTGGCAGCAGCGTCCCCGGAATAGGGTATCCTAAGTCACTTTCCCCACCTAGCCCGCCACCGTATGAGTCAACTCCTTTTCCAGGTGCCCCGCCCATACCACAGGAAAACATCATCCCTCCAGATATGAGCATGGCTCCCATGGCCCCTCCACCAAACATACAGCTTGATCCGAATATCGCTCCCTTGCCTACCTCTCCTGGCCTTAAAGACCTGAATAAAATGACCAAGCCCCTTCAGACCGTGCCCTTCACGCAACCTGGAAACTTCCCTCTTTAATAAAAGATAAGACGAGATGGTTAAGCGATTAGCACCAGGGCTCGATCCGAAGAAGCGGAAAAAGACACAGGCAACAGCTACTGTACCTCCGGGAGCTACTGGTGCTCCGCCGCCTCCTGTAGGGATGGGTGGCCCGCAAGGACAAGGAACAGGCCCTGGTGGCCCTGGTGCTCCCCCTGGCGGCCCTGGTGGAATAGCTGGTGGACCACCTATGGTTCCAACCCAGGAGAGTGTGCCCTCTGGTATGAATGCTCCTAGTGGACCTGAAAGTGT